TGTGGCTATCATGAGTAACACTACAACGACGGGGTCATTCACTCACCTTATCAACCGCGATGTGAACGAACGCTACTTTGTATTCATCAACGCGAGTAACCAGATTTCTGTCTATGACCTAGCGGGTAACGCCAAAACGGTTACGTACCCCGATGGTACAACCTACTTGAACAGCACGACACCAGCGACTGATTTCCGAGCAGTTACCGTTGCGGATTACACTTACATTGTGAACACATCCCAAACGACTGCAATGAACACAGCACTGTCACCTTTGTATCCTTACACTGGTCTCATTTCAGTCAAACAAGGTGATTATAATCAACGATATACAGTGTATCTAGATGGTTCATTGGCAGCTGACATCACAACGAGCGCCACTGACCAAGTGCAAACACGAACAGACGATATTGCGACACGCCTAGCCGCAGCAATTAACGGTCAAAGCAACTTTACCTCTACAGCTGACGGCTCCACCGTTATCATCGAAAAAACAGGAAATGCTGACTTCGACCTCGCTACATACGATAGCTTAGGAGACACTGGACTTTCCGCGACGGTTGGTACCGTTCAGCGGTTTGATGACCTGCCAGAGCGAGCGCCTGAGGGCTACATCGCACACGTACAGGGCGACCAGACAAATGACTTCGATGATTATTATGTGAAGTTTGTCTCCGACAACGGTTCCCAAACCAATGTGGGCGGCGGCACTTGGATTGAATGGATTAAACCCGGCATCAAGTACGAGTTAAACGCATCCACAATGCCGCACCTCCTGATAAGGCAATCAGATGGCTCCTTTGTTTTTCAAGAAGCAAACTGGGGAGACAGAGCAGTTGGTGATGAAACATCGGTACGAACCCCCTCTTTTGTTGGTACGAAGATTTCAGACGTGTTCTTTTTCCAGAACCGCTTGGGTCTCCTAGCTGATGAAAACGTAATTATGTCTCGGACTTCAGAGTTTTTTGATTTCTTTTCCACGACCGCCAGAACTTTACTGGACAATGACCCAATCGATATTGCGGCAAGTCACACTAGGGTTTCGCTGCTAAAACACGCAGTACCATTCGACCGTAAGCTGTTGCTGTTCTCTGACCAAACGCAGTTTATTCTAAAGGGTGCAGACTTTATCACGCCCAAGAATACTTCAATCAGTCAGACAACCGAATATGAAAGCAGTACAACCGCAAAGCCAGCATCCGCTGGCAGTGTGGTCTACTTTCCTGCAACACGAGGCGGCTTTACGTCTGTCCGTGAGTATTACGTCATCGATGATACCGACAGGTCAGATGCACAGGATGTTACCTCGCACGTGTCAAAGTACGTGCCAGAAGGTGTCTTTTCCATGTCAGCAAGTACATCAGAAAACGCTCTTGTTTGTCTGACCACAGAAGATACGGATTCAATTTATATCTATAAATATCATGTCGCTGGACGAGAAAAAGTGCAGTCAGCATGGTTTAAATACACCTTAAATGGCATGGTTATCTTGAATGCTCAGTTCATAGAAAGTGCGCTCTACATTGTCGGGAACAAAGGCGGCAACACTGTGTTGGCCTTAATTCGATTTGATGAAGGCCGCTTTGATACTGACCAGACATATGTAACACGTTTGGACTACCGCTTCTCTGAGGCGGATCTGACACGCTCTTACAGCAGTGGAACAAACCGAACCACAATCACCACGCCCTACGCTTTAACTGAGCCTGTAGCGGTCTCTCGTGGCTCGTCACAAGGCACGGTGCTAACTAAAGTATCTTCCTCTGGCACGACACTGGTGGTGAGCGGTGACCACACAGCAACCGACATGTACGTTGGTGAGCGATACACCATGACATATGAGTTCTCTGAGCCAACCCTCAAAGAACCAACGTCGAATGGCGGTAGAATTGCGATTGCTGGTGGAAGACTGCAAATCAAGCATTGGTTGCTGCGTTATCAAGACAGCGGTGACTTTGATGTAAAAGTCCAACCCAAACGGTCTGAGTTCGGTTTAGGTAATACATACTCCTACACTGGGCGAGCCATCGGCGGCGGTGGTGCCAGTATTCTGGGCACAACAACACTGGCCTCAGGAGACTTTCGGTTTCCTGTAATGTCCAAAGCCGACAGGCTTAAAATATCAATTGAGAGTACAAGCCACCTACCCTGCCAATTCTTATCGGCTGAATGGGAAGGCAACATGCACCTCAGAAGCAGAAGAATGAATGGATAAACTTCTTACACCGACAACGGTGGAAGACATTGACTACGTATCCCCAAGATTACGCCAAGCAGATTACAACGAGTGTCTGGCCTCAACAGGTCAGCAACCTCGTGGTGTTCTGCACAGAGGTCTAACTCTTGGGGATATATCGCTCACACTACGCGCACCCAACGGTGACCGTGTCGGTCTGTGCGGCGTAGTCCCTTGTCCCGCCATACCAGAGGCAGGAGTTGTTTGGATGGTTGCTACAGATGACATCTATCAGCACCAAACAACATTCCTGCGCAATTCCAAGAAAGCACTACAGGAACTTTCGGAGGACTACTTGGTCCTCTTCAACTGTGTAGATGCCCGAAACACTGTCCACATCAAGTGGCTCCGTTGGATGGGCTTCACGTTCATCAACGAGCACCCAAATTATGGAGCCGAAAAGCGGCTCTTCTATGAGTTTGTGAGGATAAATCATGTGTGACCCAGCGACAGCAATTACCGTTGTTCAAGGTGTGACGGCAGTGGCCGGAGTCGCCGCATCAGTGGAAAAAACAAATAATCAAAACCAGCGATATTCCGATAATGTTGCAGCTTCGAAAGACGCATTTTTTCTTAAAACCAAACAAGAAAATCTACGTACACGCCAGCAACAGACCCAAGCATCACAAAAGCTACAAGACGCTGACCTTAAGGCTACACAGTCTCAAGGTACCGCTATTGCAGCTGCAGCTGGTGCGGGTGTTCAAGGCGTAAACGTGGACCAACTCATCAATGACTTTGAGCGGTCCGAAGGCGTTCTGGCTGACCGAACCATGCAAAAACTGGAAGATATTCAGGCACAAAGTGAGATGACTAAGTTGAGCTTTCAAAGTGAAGCTATCAACCGCATCAACTCTATCCAGCCTGTTGGATACGCCGAAGCAATGGCTGGCGTCATCGAACCAATTGCTGACTTTGGTATCGATTATTACGGACGGCAAGGTGCCCGGTCCGAGGCTCAAGGGGTAGACTGATGGCAAGACAAGTTATTGGCAATCCGTTTGCCAACCAAATTCCGACAGTGTCAGCTACGGCACAACCTGTGGAAACCTATACTCCTGCCGTACTGAAAAAGGGCAACTTTGAGAGCCTATCGGCACTTCTTACTAACCTTGAGACGAAGGCGACCCCTGCCCTTGAGGCAGCGGAAGAACGCAAAGCCAAGGCGGAATATGCTGAAGGCGTAGAACTCTACAACAAAACACGTGTGGCTATTGGTGACGCTGTTCGGGACGGCATTATTGCCGAGGGCGACAGTCCTTACCTGCGCAAAGGCTACCGGATTTCACACCTCAATGCGATGTCCGCTCGTTACACAGAAGAGTTGAATGACGCTCTAGAGCAGAAGAAACTCTACACCAACGGCAATCCTGACAGCATCGATAAATTCACAACGCAATTCTACGAGAGTTTTCAAAACGACAATGGGTTTGCGGGTCACAGCGATGTTGAGATTGCAGAGTATTTCTCAACCACAGCAAGTAAAGCCAACGAAGCATTCAGAGCCTCCTGGGCGGATAAGCATCGTGCTTGGCAAAAAAATCAGAACTATGCAGCTTGGGCCAACGAAACTTCCACGTACATTCTCACACTATACAGCGAAGAGGATACGGAAGAGGAACGGCTTGGGAAAGAGGCATCATTTGTTGGGTGGGTTAACGGACGCATTAAAGCCGCTGAAGTAGACGGCATGAATAGAGAAAAGGTTAACGAGACCATTCTCAACAGTGTCATCCTTGCGGCTTATCAAGCGAACGACCCCAGTATGCTCGACAGCCTTGAAGGCGTCATCACAGGAACTGGCTCTTTGGCCACAACCCTTGAAGCCGCAACAGCGGTGTATGAGGCTAGGGCTGATATAAGCGCAGCTATTGCCAAGACAGAGAAGGCAGAAGCTGACGCGCGACTAGAACAACAGAACAGTAATGTGTCATCGCTTGAAGCTGGTATTACAGCCCGAATAACTGCGGCAGTCACAGCAAAAGGTGAGGCGCTCGTTAATCTCAATCGAGACATAGATAAGGAAATGGCAGCCCTATATCAGGCTGGTCGGCAAGGTAATGCAAAGGCTGCAACTCTATACAGGAGTTTGGTAAATTTTCGTGATGGGCAGAATAAAGCTGGCGCTGAGTTTCGTGGTGACGCGGACAAAGCACATGCTGCAGCGATGAACGAATTGAAAACCTTTACAGAGGTTTCGGATGTTTATGATTATCTCACCCTTCAAATCGCACTTGGTAATTTACCCAAAGGTTCAGAAGGCTCGCTGCTCTCTCAATGGAATACTGTCTACAACAGCGCCGAAGAGATAGGTTTTGATTGGTTAGAGCCAAATTCGCCAGCAAAAGACCTAAAGAGTTCATTTCTGACTTCAGTAACAACAGCCGCAAATCTAGTGCCAGACGGCACAGCTGGCGAACTCGCTCTACAGGCAGGTGTACGTTTCGATAGATACTATCAGGAACTGAAAGCTGATTGGATGGAAGCAAATCCAGACAAGAAATTTAACGTGGGTGTTCAATATCAAATAGCCACTCAGGCGATTGATTTAGCCAAACAGGCCGCGCTTCCCAGCGATGTAATTCAATCTGTGGGTCAAACCATGACAACCAACCAAAACATTTCAGACGCATTAAGTGCCGCACAATCGAGTGCAAACGGGGCTGGCGTCACCGCAACCCCCGATGAACTCATATCCATAATAGAAGGAAATTAATAATGGCTGAGGAAGTACAAACCGAAGTCCGTATCCTTCCAGACCAAGCAGCACTCGACAGAGCCAAAGACCTTTTGATGCAAAACGGCGGGGCCAATGTCCCAATGTTTGACCAAGTGTATGGGCAAGGCGCTGCACTCAAAGTTTTACAAGGACAGTACGAACTGCCACCCCCACCCGAAGAACCCAGTATGCTCAGCAACATCTTCGATGGTGTGCAAGACATTGCAGCAAGTGCCATTCGGGGCGCGATTGGTGCCGGTGCGGAAGCACGGCAGACGTTTGAGAATTTTGGAGCAATAACGCCAGAAGACTTTAACGCAGTGCTAGACAGCTTTATTGCACAGCAAGAAGCCGCACGGGGTACACCCTTTACGCAAAAGGAGCGCGACCTCGCATTTCTCGAACAGAGGTCAAACTACGAAAAGCTGGGCATTCCTGTTTCTAAACCAGAAGACCGTCCAGACTTTAACGCCGATACAGCACTACAAAACCTTGCAGATGTAACTGGTGGCGAAGTGGACCTTACCGAAACCTTTGCGGAGTCGGATACAATACAGGGTCAGCTTACCGAAGGTTTCTCTCAGTTTGCTACAGCGTATTTGATGCTGGGCGGTGGTAGAAGTATTCTTGCTGGCCTTGGTAAAGGCGCAGCGGCGGATGCAGCTGCCTTCGAACCTTATGATGCCAACATTTCAAAGTTCATGCAGGACAACGAGTGGGCCGTTCCATATCTGACTGAGGCATTGGCAACAGACGCTGATGCTACCGAATGGGAGAACCGCCTACGGAACTCTGTTGAAGGTGGTATTATTGGCGGCAGTCTTGAAGGCATAGTTGCCGTAATCAAACTCGCCAAACATCTGCGCCACGGCAAAACTGAGCTTGCTGAAAACGGGGTCATTTCAGACAACACAGCAGCGGCTATTGCTGAGGCAGAGGAAACCATCAAAACCTTTGATGAGTTGGCTGCGAGCGGAAAACCGAAAGGCCAAATGGTCGATGGAATGTTTACGACGCCTGATGGGATGAAGTTTGACCCGGAGACGGGGAACAGACGTATAGACCTTGAGGCAACACAACCGTACGTAAAACCGGACGCTAATCCACCGTCACAGCTACCAGATGACCGTGTATCGCTGTTCAATGACAATGTACCAGCAGTCAAACCTGACGCCCCTGCTCTGCCAGACGTAAAGACTACTGTACCCAAAAAGCCTAAAGCACCATCTGAGGTCATCAACACTCAAGCCCTCAGAACCATTACCGAGCAAGCCAGAAAGACAAACGAACTTGTCCCTCTGAGTGCCTTGGACATGGATGGCAATGATATTGGTCTTATCAACTGGAACAATACAGACGGACCACCAGACGCACTTAAAATGATGGACGCCACACAACAGGCATTATCAGACGCTGGTGTGCTGAAGGGCATGGGTTTGGAGAAAGTTGAGACACACACCAAGGTGTTCGACGACGCCACCAATGACCTAGCAGAGATTGTTGATGCGAAACCCGACGATGTACGAGCAGCTTTTCTAGATGCCGAGAAGGTAACTCGAACAAGCGCACAGCGTATCGTAGCGGGTAAAATGCTTCTGCAATCTACTGGTCGCAGAATTGCCGACCTGTCCGAAGTCATCGTCAAAATGGGCAAAACGCGCAATGTGGACACAGCTGTTGAACGGCAATTGGTAGATTTGCTTAAGCTACACGCAGACGTTCAAGCATCTGTTAAGGGGATTCAAACCGCCACTGCTCGCGCTGTATCTGCAGGACGCATAAGAACGGCAGATGCTCTGGATGATGTCGCACTAGACCGCCTGATGGAATTTGGTGGGTCAAACCAAGTGGCACGGCTCGCAAAGCAAATCCAAGGCGCTAAGGGTAATCCGAAGGCACAGGCCAAAATCATTCGCAAAGCCAATGAGAACAAGATTTTTGGCGTTATCAACGAGGTTTGGCTAAACGCCATCCTGTCAGGTCCAAGAACTCACATTCTTAACATGGGCGCAAATGGCTTCAATATGCTGCTACGACCCGGCATTCGGGCTGTAGGGGGCGCACTGACAGGCAATATGCAGGTCGCAGAGGAAGGCGTCAGACAGTACGCATATTTGATGTCGGAAATCACAGACAGCCTCAAATACGTGGCTACTCTTTCCGCTCAAGGCAATGACAGCGCCATCGCAAACACACTTAAGTCATGGTGGACAGGTGAAGGTGTGTTGGACACATCAACCAAATTCGACCCAACCAAAGGCCCAAGACGTGCAATCTCCACAGAACGAGGTGGTGTGTCTGGCTTTGCCATTAATACTCTTGGAAAAGGCTTATCCCTGTCCAACCGCTTTCTGACAGCGGAAGATGAGTTCTTTAAACAGAGCATCTTTAGGTCACGCTTAAGAGCAATGGTCATGAGCCAAGCACGGCGGCTGACCAAAAAAGAGTTGGATGCGTTGGGATATGCAAACAAAGATGCATACATAGACGGAGAGATAGCAAAAGCGATTAACACAAAGGAAAGCCTTGCTGAGAAGTTTGAACAAATGGTTAGTGAAGGTAAAATTCTCGACGATGAGGCAACCAAAGCAGAGTTCATCAAGAAGAATACTGGCACTTTCAACCACACAAGCGAAGTCGCGGTAAGGGCAATTGATGAAGCGCGTGAAAGTACGTTTACAACACCGCTAAGGGCAGGAACATTTTCGGCTAAAACGCAGCAAATGATTTCGAACTTTCCAGTTCTGCGACAAATTATGCCTTTTGTTCAGACACCTACCAATATCCTTCGTGTCTCGTTTGAGCGTATTCCCGGTTTAAACCTGCTTATGCAGAAACAAAGAGACATTGTGTTTAAGGGTGCGGGTACCGCTGATGAACGTGCAATCGTCATGGGCAACATGGCTTTGGGCGTAGCGGCGGGTACATATGCTTACAATCTTGCCATGAATGGGAGGATTACAGGCGGCGGTCCGTCATTCGTTTCTGATAGCAACAAGGCTAAACTGTGGAACGCCTCCCCCGATTGGCAACCATATTCCATAAATATTGGCTCTTCAGACAATCCTAACTGGATTGAGCTTAAACGCCTTGACCCTCACGGGATGATATTCGGTATTATCGGCGATGTTTATGAAATGCTTGAATATACGCAAAATGACCCTGACTGGGAGTTGGGTGAGTTAGTGGGTATGACTATGGCCTCTTTCGCGAACAATGTGATGTCAAAAACCTATATGATGTCCCTAGCCGATACGATGCGCCTCTTTGACGGCAACACCAGCTGGCAAGCCGCGACAAATACTTTGTCCTACAGAGCAGCGTCTATGGTGCCATATTCCAGCCTGTCGTATGAACTTAACAAAGCCCAAAACGGGCATATGACGGAACTCCGTACACTCACAGACAAGATTAAATCCCGTATATACATGCAGGATAACTCAGCAGTGAAACACGATTGGTTAACTGGTGAAGCTGTAGACCTTCCAGACTACATGCTTGGTTTCATCAGGCAGAAGAAGTTGGATAGCGGTGAGCATGTTGCAGCTGGCGTTTATGAAGAGATGCGCAAGCTAAACCATGCATTTGTTGGACCTCAGAGAAACCTTGGCGACGTTGAGTTGTCCCCGATACAATATCAACGATACAATGAGTTAATAGGAACAATTAAAGTGAATGGTTCTGACAACCTCATTAAAACGCTGGATAAGCAAATAAAGTCCCGCAGGTATGCGGCTCTGACTGATGCTGCTGAGATAAACCAAACACGCTCAGCAGATGATGGACGCGTAAAGCATCTTAATATCTACATCCAACTGGCCAAACGGAAGGCCAAACAACAGCTATTTAGGGAATATCCTGAGCTGAAAAATGCGGTCATGTCGAACAGGGTGAACCGCTCGTTATCAAAGGCAGGTCGAGAGGCCGGACCGCTGATAACCGAAATCGCCGACTAACCTTTAAGCCCCGCCTCGTGCGGGGTTTTTCTTTTCCAATTCAGGAGTTTTTCAATGGCTGTATCCATTGTGACCTACACAGGTGATGGGTCAACAAATCAATACATCATTACATTCGACTACATCAGTCGAAGCCATGTGAGCGCAACAGTCGGTGGAACTGCAGCTACATTCACATTTGTTAATGATACCACAATTCAATTTACCACCACACCAACAGCTAATGCTGTCATTCAGATTTCACGCCAAACACCTATTGCAGCGTTAGTGGACTTCACAGATGGCTCTACCCTATTTGAGGCGGACCTAGACCTTGCAGCTAAGCAAGGCCGACTTGTGGCCGAAGAAGCACGTGACCGTGCAGATAATGCCCTGACGACCATCAATAACAATATTGATGATGTGAATACAGTTGCTGCAAACTCAGCGACCATCACATCCGTCGCAACAAACATTACTAGCGTAAATAATGTTGCAACCAACATGGCTGAAGTATTGCTTGCCGACACTAACGCAGCAACAGCTACAACTAAAGCTGCGGAAGCTGTTGTGTCAGCAAACACCGCCTCTGCCCAAGCTACAATTTCAACAACAAAAGCAGGCGAAAGCTATGCTAGTGCTGCAGCTGCCTTGGCGTCACAGAACGCTGCCCAACAGGCTCGTACAGATACTGACGCATCTGAAGCATTGGCATTGGCCTACAAAAATTCAGCGCAAACTGCCGCATCTACTGCAACTACAAAAGCATCTGAAAGTTCTCAGTCAGCTACTACAGCTTCCTCTCAGGCGGCGGTAGCAATCGCAAAAGCAACAGAGGCTTCTACAGACGCTGGTATAGCTCTCGCACAGGCTGCGGTATCGACCACGAAAGCGGCTGAAGCGTCCACATCTGAGAGCAACGCGCTATCCTACAAGGATACTGCATTGGCTGCTAGCGCAGCATCGGAGACTGCACGGGCTGCATCTGTAGTAGCTAAAGATGCCTCACAGGTTGCTAAGACAGCTAGCGAAGCCGCAAGAGACGCGGCGGCTGCAAGTCAAACCGCAGCTGCAACTAGCGAAACCAACGCCGCAGCCTCGGAAGGTGTGGCAACCACACAAGCGGGTATCTCGACAACTAAAGCTGGAGAGAGTGCTGCAAGCGCCACTGCTTCCCTAGCCAGCCAAAACGCTGCGGCTTCTAGTGAAACCAATAGTGCAACTAGCGAAGGTAATGCCGCAAACAGCGCCACAGCTAGTGAAACTTCTCGCGTAGCCAGTGTGGCCGCGCAGGTAGCCTCAGAAACTGCAAAGACTGCAAGCCAAACAGCGAAAACCGCAAGTGAAGCTGCACGAGATGCCGCTGCGGCCTCAGAAATCGCTGGGGCGACCAGTGAAACAAATTCGGCTGCAAGCGAGGCTTCTGCGTCAGCGGACGCTGCGACAGCGACAACCAAAGCTGGAGAGGCCTCTACATCAGCAAGCAATGCCGCATTATCCGCATCATCTGCTCAGGCATCTAAGGACGCTGCGCTTGCTGCATTGGATTCATTCGATGACCGCTATCTAGGTCAAAAGACTGCTGACCCAACTGTCGATAATGATGGTAATGCACTGGTTTCGGGCGCTTTGTATTTCAATAGTACTGATGACATCATGAAGGTGTATGATGGTAGCCTCTGGGTTGCTGCATATGCCTCACTGTCTGGCGCTATGTTTGGTGCTAACAACCTGTCTGACGTTGCTGACACCGCTAGCGCAAGGGCCAACCTTGGCTTGGTTATCGGTACTAACGTACAGGCTTTCTCAGCTATCCTAGCAAACACTACAGCATCCTACACGACCGCTGAAGAAACTAAGCTGGCGGGTATCGAAGCGGGTGCGACAGGTGACCAAACGGCATCTGAAATACGCTCATTGGTTGAGGCGGCTACAGACAGCAATGTCTTCACTGACGCTGACCATAGTAAGCTAAATGCCATAGAGGCTAACGCTAAGGATGACCAAACAATCACCGCAGGTTCCGGCCTAACTGGTGGCGGTACTGGTGATGTTACGCTGAACCACGCTGACACAAGTAGTGTCTCTAATGCTAACAACAGCGGTAACACCTTTATCCAAGACATTAACTTTGATGGTTTTGGTCACGTTACATCTGTGGGTACTGGAACAGTATCTGTGGGTAATGGTACATTGACTGTACAAGGCACAGGCGCTCTTGGTGGTAGCGGTACATTCTCAGCAAACCAAAGTGGTAATTCAACTATTAGCATTAGCCACGATAATACTTCATCACAGGGTAGTGTTAACAATAGTGGCGCTACAGTTGTTCAAGATGTCACTCTGGATGGTTATGGCCACGTTACAGGCCTTGGCTCACACACACTTACACTAGCAAATCTTGGATACACTGGCGCAACCAATGCCAACTACATCACTAACAACAACCAGCTCACCAACGGTGCGGGTTACACCACCAATGTGGGCGACATTACAAACGTCACAGCTGGTACAAACCTAACCGGTGGTGGTTCTAGTGGCTCTGTCACGGTTAACCTGACAGCTTCACCTAACATAACATCGCTCAACGTGGGTGGCTCTGAGGTTATTAGTAGCTCCCGTGCACTCAAGAACATTGCATCCGTTGACGCGACTACAGTGGCAACCCTTCAAGGGGCAGGTGTCGGCGGTGCGGATCTAAGTTTCACTGCGGCGAAAAACATTACGGCAGGTCAAGCTATTGGCTTGTCTAGTGCTGGCATTCAACCCGCTCTAAAATTTGCAAAGAAAGATAACCATAATATTTCTGGACCGTTTGGTGGCTGGAACCAGTATGGCAGCGGTTATGTAAACATAGATGGTAGCAGTACTAGATTTATTTACGGAGCATTTCAGAACACAAGTACAACAATAGGTCTTAGGCAAGTTGATGTTAACGCCACTACAGGGATTATTTCAGAAGTAAGCGGTGCAGCTTCTTTTGGTCACACTTTGTATAACTATGGCACATCTTGTTATTTCGGCTCGGATGGTTACGGAAACCATTTATTCTTGGCATCAGGGGGTTATGACGGGTCACGGTATAGGTTCAGGATAGCCGGATTCACTGTGTCTGGAAACAGTATAAGTATGAGTAGCTCGCAAGAGTATTGGCCTTCTTTTGATGGAAGTGGACCTACTCGGATGCCTGTGGTTGTTACTTCACATGCACAAGGTAAATTTATCCTTTGGATTTCCAACCCCTATACTGGTGCGCTTTACTACAAAAACGTCTCCTACTCTGGTGGTGGTCTGTCTTTAGGCAGTTCAAATACAGTTCAAGGTAGTAATGTAATGCTTACCACTGGTGGCTACGACAGCGACACTGGGAATATTTATCTATCAGGTATAGCAAAAGCTAATACATCTGGTTGGAATAGCCACAGTTCATACAATCGAGCTTGGGCTGCAAAAGTTACACTTTCTGGAGACACCCCTACTGTTCAGAGTAGGGTATTTGGTGATTTCCCCCATACCAGTAACAACCTTGACAGATTTGATACCATCCAGACCAGCCCATCAAACTGTGGACACACTGGCAATTACGTTGGTGGACGAAACAGTTGGCAATTTGGTGTGGATATGTTCAATGTCAACAAGGCCACAGGTGCTATTTATCATGTAGGTAATTCGAATGATTACCCCGATATTTTTGGTACGAAGATTCACGGTGAACATGCGTTATTAGGTTCTAAAGATGGCCTAGGCAGCATAGTCGCTACAAGTAGCAGCCTTCTTGTTGTTCCAGAAAACAACTGGGCTGGAATGTATACTATGACAGATAGTGATATTGACACTAGCGCCAACGTAAAAGGTGTTATGTTAGGAAATATGTATGTTGGGATTAGTTCTGGGTACTTTGCAACTGCTTATTCTTACAACCACCCTAGCCTAGCCTCTGGATTTATTGGTTTAGCCAAAACTAGCGCATCCGCTGGCAGCAGTGTGACCGTGGACTCTATCGGTTCTGTAAACACTAGCCAATCAGGAAAAGTACTAGGGCAAACCTACGCTGTGAGTACCGAAACAGCAGGTGAACTCACGCCTTCAGGGACTAATATTGTCGCTTATGGGACGGGAACAACTTCTGCTATCGTCTCCAGTCTATCAAGTTAGGACACACTATGAACGAACAAGAATATAACAATTATAGAAATGCGCTAGAGTCTACTGTCGGTTTAGGTGTTGGTCCAAACGGCGAAGCCTACGATGTTTTCGAGATGCAAAACATTAAGTGGGTATATGATAGAACTTTTGATGAGGCTTGCGCTGAACATCGGGAAAAAAGAAACACCCTACTATCCGAAACAGACTGGTGGGCTACATCTGACCGCACGATGACCGCAGAACAGACAGCATATCGTCAGGCTCTACGGGACATCACAGATCAAGCTGGATTTCCAACCGACATCACATGGCCAACCAAGCCTGAGTGATGCCTAAAGAGCAAGAAGGTTGGCACTTATCCCGAAGTGTCCCCGCAACCCTTCTTCTCGGTCTAATCACACAAGCAGCCGCCATTGTCTGGACAGTGTCTATGATGATGGCGGATATTCAACAGAATACAGAGAAGCTAATAGCTTTCTCAGAGCGAGTGTCGAAGGTCGAGAACATGGTACAGAGCCAAGCAGTCAGCATGGCTCGTATTGATGAAAACATTAAAGCAATCCGTAACAGCGTAGAGCAGATGGCACAGCGCCCATAGAAAGGTGAAGTATGGAAAAGCAAATACTCACAGGTCTAATGGCATTAATCATCGCTCTCGCTGGTTGGAACCTAAAGACCACACATGACTTGTCACTTGCCGTTGGCAATATGCAGGTCAGTCACGCAGACAAACAGGCTATCCAAGATATGCGCCTGTCAATCCAGCGCCTTGAGTTACTGTTACTACAAGACGCTACATCAAACTAAGGTGAACCTATGAACCTCAACCCACTCGGCGGTATCGTCGATGGGCTTGCGAAAGGTTTAGACGAACTCTTCACATCTGATGAAGAGCGGGAAGCGGCAAAGCTAAAATTAGCTACACTCATGCAGCAACCGCACATGCTCCAAGCAGTCGCAAATATTGAAGGTGCCAAGCATCGCTCGATATTTGTGGCTGGGTGGCGTCCAGCTATTGGCTGGGTCGCTGCCCTTGGCTTGGGGTATCAGTTCCTCGTTCTACCCTTCGCTGGCCTGATAAATGCCTATGCACAATTACCCGCAGAACTACCCGTATTAGCGGGTGAGCAACTCATGAGTTTAGTCATGGCACTCCTCGGCCTTGGCGGCATGAGAACATTTGAGAAATACAAAGGAGCGGCCAAATGACAGACAAAGAGATGATGGCCCTGCTGCATAAAACGCTGGCAGAAAATCTACTACATCGCATCCAGGACCCTGAGGCTAAATCGGCTGACCTAAACGTCGCCCGACAGTTCTTAAAGGACAACGGCATTGAAGCACTGGCAGTCGAGGGTTCACCTCTCAGTAGCTTGGTGGCCACCCTGCCCGACTTTAGCGATGCAGATTTTGATGTAAGCGAACTCAAGGCGCACTGATGTTCAAAGCAACAACCTCGCTTGGCATCCCCATAGCGAAAGACCCTCTGTCAGATTTCAGAAAGTTCCTCTTCGTTATCTGGAAGCACCTCAACCTCCCCGACCCTACCCCAGTTCAATATGACATCGCCTACAACCTACAGCACGGCGACAAACGTATGATAATCGAAGCCTTCCGAGGCGTTGGTAAATCGTGGGTCACATCAGCCTATGTGGTCTGGCTTCTGTATATGAACCCTCAGTTAAACATCTTGGTCGTATCGGCATCTAAAAGCCGTAGTGATGATTTCACTACGTTTACGCTGCGCCTCATCAACGAGATTGAAGTATTGGCCCACCTTCGGCCAAAGCCTGACCAAAGACAGTCAAAGATTAGCTTTGATGTAGCACCTGCTGCAGCGTCTCACGCACCCTCAGTGAAATCTGTGGGTATCTCAGGCCAGCTTGCTGGCTCACGAGCCGATGTAATCGTCGCAGATGACATCGAAGTCCCAAACAACTCCATGACCCAAGGCATGAGGGATAAGCTGTCAGAAGCCGTCAAGGAATTTGACGCTATTCTTAAACCAGATGGGCGTATCATCTACCTTGGGACACCGCAGAACCAAGAGAGTTTGTACAACAAGCTGCCTGACCGTGGATATAAGGTCAGCATCTGGCCAGCTAGGTACCCAAATCCAGAACAGATGGTGGGATATGGCAATAAGTTGGCACCGCTCATCAGCAATGCATTGGCTATAGACGCTACAATTGTGGGTGAACCTACAGACCCTAATCGCTTCTCAGATTTCGACCTGTTGGAGCGAGAAGCAAGCTATGGTCGCAGTGGTTTCGCACTACAGTTTATGCTCGATACGAGACTCTCTGATGCCGAAAGATACCCTCTTAAGGTGTCTGACCTAATCATCATGGATATACCCACTCAGGAGGCCCCTGAGAAGGTCTCATGGTCATCTGACAGCCAGTATATCGTAGAAGAATTACCGAACGTGGCATTCAACGGAGACCACTACCATAAGCCTATGTTTATAAGTTCTGAGTTCGTCGAATACACAGGCTCAGTTATGTCTATCGACCCCTCAGGACGTGGTAAGGATGAAACCGGGTATGCAGTCGTAAAGATGCTCAATGGCTACCTATACGTCCGCAGATGCGGTGGCATCGCAGGTGGGTATTCAGAGGACGCGCTGCAGAAACTTGCGGTCATCGCCAAGGAAGAACAGGTCAACGAAATTATCGTCGAGAGTAACTTTGGCGACGGGATGTTTAATCAGCTGTTCATGCCCGTGTTAAACAAGGTCCACTCAGTTACCATGAGTGAAGTTCGTCACAATAAGCAAAAGGAACGCCGTATCATC